CTTGTTGATAGAACTAAACTACGAGATGGGACAGATATTGGCAACATGACTGAAGATCAATTTAGAGCTAATTTAAAAACATTAATGGGTGTACAAGATCAATTTGCACCAGTTGCTAAAACTAGATTACCTTTAGGTGAAGTAGGACTTGCTCTAGCATCGGGCGCACCTATAGTTGATGCTTTAGGTGTGGGATATAAAAAATTTGTAAGCGAAGATGATAAGAGAAGAGCTCTTATGGATAAAAGAAAACAAGCTGCCGTGTCTACAGTTTTAGGACAGGCTCTTAAATCAGATAAAGTTGGAACACTTAAACAAGCTCGTAATACATCTAATCAAACTTTATTTGGTGTAAAACCAGGCGAAACAGGTTTTTTTACTGCTAAACAACTTGTTGCAGGGCAAGGATTGATACAACCCATAGACACTAGAATGGGTTTTGAATTAAAACCTGATGGAACATTTGTTCAAAGGCCTGTGAGTGATATAGAGAGAGAAGCAGATAACAAGATAAAAGCTAAATCTCTTGGAACACAATATAATATATTAGGTGATCTTATAGTTGATATGAAAACAAGATTACCTGATACACCATCTGGTGTTGTTGGAACTGGTTTTGGTGTAGTTGAGGGTTTTTCAGATCAAACTGCACAATTAGCTGAAAGTTTAGGTATTAAAGAAGGTTTAGTTATTAAGGATCAAAGTGTTATAGATAATTATTTAAAAGAAAAAGGGTTTACAGAAAAAGCACAAAGTGCTGCAACTATGAAAGCCTCTGTAATTAATTTAGGTTATGCTTTAGCAAAAATAGCAGAACCAGATAACCCAAGATTATCAGAAGGTGATATTATAAGACAATTAAATAGAATTAATTTTGGAGCTTCAAGAAATGTATTTAGTGCATCTTTAGATCAAATACTTAAAGAAGAAGGAATTAGAGCTAAAAGAGAAATAGAAAACTATGGTTTTGATTTTAATGAAATTGTAAATCCTGGTAAAAAAACACCTTCAAAACAAAAAGGTGGTAAAGGTGGTAAAGGTGCAACTAATGATCCCGCTGACATAAGACAATTTATAAATTAAGGAGTAAACATGTCTTTAAAAAAACTTAGACAAAAGTATCCTGAATACAATGATGTACCAGATTTAAAATTAGCAGAAGCATTTTATAAAAAAGATTATTCAGATGTAGACGAAACTGAATATTATAAATTAATGTTTCCAGATATAGCAGCAGAAAGAGCAGAAGATGTGTATACTGATTTTGTATTTCCTGATGATGAGTTTGGAGGAGACTTCGATTCTACAAGTCCTTTTAAACCTAACATAGCCGATATCGCTAAATCAACAGGAGTATCAGTAAATGACCCAGCAGATGCAAAAGCAAGATTTGCTGGATCTTTTGGTTATAATGAAGAAGAAAAAATAATTGGAATAAAAAATTCTTTATCAAAAATATATAATCAAGATATTAAAGTAAGAAAAGGTCCTAGAACAGGAGAGTTAGAATATTTTAATCCTAAAATAAATGATTATGCATTAGTAGATAAACCTGGAATGGATTTAGGAGACTTTGCAGATATAGGTTCAGATGCTTTTGTTATAGGAGCAGATATAGCTGGCACTATTGCTGGAACAATATTTACAACGCCAGTAGGCGGTGTAGCAACAGGTGCTATTTCAGCTGGAGCAGCTGAATACTTTAGACTTAAATATGGTCAAGAGCACTATGGGGTTAATTTAAATTTAACAGATGACCAATTACTTAATGAGGCATATAAAACAACAGGCATATCTGCTGGAGCTGGTTTTCTTGGAATAGGAGCTGTTAAATTAATTAAAAGTATAAATAACGTAGTAAAAGGCAGATCCTTTTCATCTGTAGATAAAGGTGTTAAGTCTTTGCAAAGTGCTAGAGCTTTAGAATCAGAAACAGTTGCAAAAGAAATAAACAAAAAATTAGAAGATTCTAGTGTTAAATCTAGATTAAAATATACATTGGCAGAAGCTACTGACGACAAAGATTTATTAGCAATACAATCAGCTTTTGAAAATAAAAGGGTATTAGGTCAATTAGGGCAGTTTAGAGAATTTGGAGAAGAACAGGCTAAAAGTTTAAACGCATACTTTGCATTAATGAAAGATAAGTTTGGAGTTAACGCTGGCTCAACATATGATACAGGGAAACTTATAAGTAAAGTAGTAGAAAAAAGAAATAAAGAATCAATTAAAAATATTGTAAAAAAACAAGGAGCATCTGAAGAATTATTAGAAAAAAAAATATTTAATTTGCCAGATGGCAGTTCTAAAGTAACAGGTGTTCAATTTAGGTCAATTATAACTGATTTAAGTAAAGCTTACAAAAGTGATGTAAAACTTGCTGCAAAAGAATTAGATGGAGTTGCAGGTATTAAAATGATCAACACTAAAGAAATAGCTGAACAAATTGCTAAATTAACTAATAAAGAACAAGAAAATTTTTTAAAAATTAATGAAATAGAAAATATTTTTAAAAAAGAAGATTTTGTTAATTTAACTAATCTTAAAGGCACAATTCCATTAGCTAACGCCAGAGAAACAATAAAAACTTTAGGTGAATTAATTAGAGATAAACAAATAGGTTTAGCAGCAGGAGAGACACCTGCAATAGGAAAATTACAATCTTTAAAAAATGCTTTTACAAGTCAAGTTAAAAAAGATGCTGGCTCCGAATATTTGGATGAGTTACAAAAATTTAATGATTTAGTTATTACTAACAAAGAATTATTAAACAATGACATAATAGCTAAACTAACAAAAAATGAAATTGGTAACATATTGAAAGTAGGTGATGAAGCTATATTTGAAACAACTTTTAAAAAAGGTATTAATAATGCAAAAGAAGCTAGACAAGTTTATGATGTTGTTAGTAAATCGCCAGAGGCATTAAATTCTTATAAAAATTCTATTTTTAATAAATATAAAGCAGATGTATTAGACCCAATAACTAATAAACCCAGTCTAGTAAAACATAACGCTTTTATAAAAGCTTATGAAAGACCACTAAGAATATTTTTTAATACAGAGGCTGAATATAATAAAATAGCTAGAATAGGTGGATTGAAAAGAAATATAGAAAAAACAAATAAACTTTTTATACAAACACAAAAAGATTTAACTAAATCATTTGAAGGTAAATTATTTAGTACCTCTCCTGAAGAGATATTTAATAAAATATATGCACCAGGTAACATAGGTCAAGTAAGAACATTAAAAAATATTCTTGCAAAAAATCCAGATGTGCTTAAAAAATTTCAAAGAGATGTATTAACAGATTTAAATGAAAAAGTTTTTAAGACAGATAAAAAATTTACTTTAGGTAGAGTTTTAGATGCTGATGCTTTCAATAAATATTTAAATGGTGGTGGTGGAGAAGCAGGACATAAAGCAGTTTTAAAAGAAATATTTGACGATGAGTATGTTAAAAATTTAGATATTTTAAATAAAGCACTGCAGATAGCTAGTAGATCAGCAACAACTGCACAACAAGGTGTTGTAGGAAGTGCTTTTACAGATATAATTAGAGCAAGGGTTGGTCAGTTTACATTTGCAGGTAGATTATTGACAGCTTTTAGAAGAATTTTTACAGCTACATCAAACAGAGTAATAGCAAGAGCTTTAAAAAATCCAGATTCATTAAAAGATCTTATTGCGTTACGTAAATTATCAAAGTTTAGCAAAGGCGCTGCAGTAATACTTGCTAAATTAGGAGCTAGTAATTTTTTAGTTCAAGATGATGGAGCACCAGTTCCTCCTAAAGAAGCAGTTATTGAACAGGACACAGAAGTTGGTAGTGTTCAAAATCTTAGAGGTTTGTTTAACAGGGATATACCTGTAATAGATGAACCAGCACCAGATAATAGAGTACAATTACAAACACCAAACGTAAACCCTAATTTATTTGCTAAAGCACCAACAGGTATTATGTCTGTAGATAGAGGCTTAACACCTACAGAAACAGCTTTACTATCACCCGAAGAACAACAAATAAGACTTAGATCAAGAGGAATAGCATAATGTCTAGCGAAGATTTAGAATCATTAATAGTTTCAGATGAGAGTTTACTAGACCCTAGTGTAGATACATCTAGGTTAAAAAGAACAACAGACACTAGACAAGAGTTATTAGGAGACTTGCAACCAGGTTTACAATATGATCCTACACTACAATCTACTTACTCTGATCTTTTAAGATATTTTTCTGGTGATTTAGATATAGCGCCAGCACCGGTAGCAAAAGTAATTACACCAACTGTTGTATCACCTACAGATGGAGGCGGTGGCGGAGGCGGGACTATAGAAACAGGTAGCGGGGGACAAGAAACAGAGTCTGAAGGTATTGCAGGTTTTGATCCAGGTGTAACTCCAGGGCCTTCTGGTTTTATAGGTTTAGATCCAGACATGGATATTGATCCTAGAGATATTGATGACTATGGAACTTATGAACAAACAGCAACTTCTCCTACAACACAACCAATAGATCCTTCTGGTATGTTACCCCAGGTATCTGGTATGCCTAGTATGTTAGGTGATACAGGTGGTAGTATGGATCAAATGTCTAGCACTATGCCTAGTATGTTAGGTGATACAGGTGGTAGTATGGATCAGATGTCAGGCGCACAACAAGAAAGTGCATTAAGTGAAGCATTTAGAAAAGGGAAAGATGCTCTTGATTCTGGAGTGCAAACCATATCACAGGTTGGTCAAAGTATTGCAGATTCGGTCAAAGGAACTTACAACGATTTAAACAGAACAGTAAATGTTCCTGGATTAGGAGATATTGATGTTGGTAAAACTTTAGGTGGATTAGCAGTCAATACTTTAGTAGGAGCACCTGTTAGTTTTGTAAAAGCCGCAATGGATCAGATACCTCCAAGTGCATCACAGTTAGAATACGAGGGATATACGGCATCTCAAAAAGCAGCTGTTGATGAAGCTTTTGGTCCAGGCGGAAGTATGGAGGGATATAATGCAGTGTCTCAATTTGGAACAGGTCCTGCTCAATCTATTAAAGACAGAATAAATAATATAAAAAATAGAAAAGCTCCACAAACGGATGCAAGTAAACAAAAAATAAACGATTTAGAACAAGATTTAGGAAAAATAACTGGAGGGGTAGGTAATATATTTAGTGCTCCGACAGAAGGTCAAACCCCAAGAGGAAGCATGACCACTGGAGTTGTAGGGCTTAATACAATTACAGGTCCAAACATAGATGAAGAGGAAGGTAGACCAGAAGATCCAGGTGGATCAGCTGTAGACTTTTCAGCTGCAAGAACAGCAGATAATATAGCTGCTGCCACTGAAACTTTAGCTGGAGAATATGATGCTGCAGTTGCTAGAGGTGAAAGAACTGCGGATTCAACAATTACTTCAGCGGTTAATAAAGCAAAAGCACAAATAGGTATGCCTCAAATGTTAGGTGATGTTGGTGGTAGTATGGATAAAGGTTCAACTTCTAGTCCAGGATTTAGTGCTCCTGGTCAACAAGGTCAACAAGGTCAAAGTCCAAGAGGTAGCACGACTGGTGGTGGTGGAGATCCAGGAGGCGGAGGACGTTGTGTAATCGCAACACATGCTGTTAACTCTGGTGCATTTACAAAAGATACAAAAAGAGAAGCTGTTCGTTGGTGTGTTAAAAATTTACACAGAACATGGTGGGGCGAGGCTATAAGAAAAGGTTATAGATATTATGGTCAAAAAGCCATTGACGAAGGTAAAGCTGAAAACCACTATCAAGAATTTAAAGATTATGTTGCATTCGGCACAGGAAAAAGAAGAACATTAAAAACTGGTTGGACTTTTGTTTACAGAAGCGTACAATTTTTTATCAGAGGTTTAATTAATGGCTAGAAAATCAGCATTACAAAAGATAGAGAATCATGAGAAACTTTGCAGGATAATGCAAAAACAGACCTTTGATCAGATCAAAGAAATGAAAGCGCAGATTGTTAGGATAGAAAGATTATTAATTGGAACAGCAGCTTTTATAATAATTAGTTTATTAGATAAGGTTCTTTAAATCCAATCTTTTAATTCTTCACCCATTACTTGACTAGCTATATTAATCTTTTCACGTAAAGCTTTTACTATTCTTTCATCAACAGTATCCTTACATATTATATCTATATAAGTCATAGGATGTTCTTGACCAATACGATCTATTCTGGCCTGTGACTGTGTTCTTTTCTCAAGATCATAACCATTAGAATAATAAATCATATTACTAGCAGCAGTTAGTGTGATACCATAACCACCTGTAGCAGGTGTACCTACAAAAAATCTACACTCTGGATCATCTTGAAATTTAGTTATGTTATTCTGTCTATCTTCTTTAGGTGTTAGTCCATAATAATCTACAACAGATTTTTCTCCATACTCCTCTACTATAGATTTTATAATTTGTGTCATATCTTTTTGCCAATGACCCCATATTACAACCTTACCCTCAATCTCGTTTAATACATTCATCAACTCATCAATACGATT